ATAATCTGTAGAGCCTTTTAAGTAAAAATACTCACCCATCGAATTAGGAATTTTGGGATGAGTCATTCCAGTAATTTTATGATAATTAGGTGATTTTACTACAATTTTTATGGTCGCTCCATAGGCACCTACGGCTTTAGCAACTTTAATTTTAGTTGAACTAATGATTTCGGAAATTTCGGTATCGCTCAGTACCTGCGCCACGCCAACTTGAGAGACCTGCTCAACTAAAAATCCCTGCTGTAGTCCAGCAGTAGAAGATATAGTCAGCACTGTGTCATTTGGCTGAACAACTACATTTTCAAAATATTTATTATTGGTAGGTAAATCACCAAAAATAGGGTCTAAGCCATTGTTGTCCCAGCGTTGCACATCATTTGTTTTTATGTAATCGCCTACTTTAAGGATTTCTTTCCAAGTGCTAGTTGCTGGTTGCATGGAATAGGCAGTGCCACCTGTAGCCGCGTTGTAGCCACTACTTTTGTTTTCAATTTTTAGGTAGACTTTTCCAGTTCTGCTAGCGGGATTGTTAATGTTACTGCCATATGTAAAAGCACTAAATATAAAATTAGTGGAGTTCACCTTGGTTACAGTAGCAACAAATCCCTCTGTGGGGACAATTCCTTCTGGATTTAGTTTTGCTGGCTCTGCTCCCTCAAGTTTTCCGCCAGTGTAAGGTATTTGACTAATGTTGGCACCAACAGATATACCTCTAGTGTCTATCATTACGGTATTGCTACCTTGAACTACAGTCCCAACCCTATATAAAACAGATGTAGAGTCAAAGGCAGCAAGCGGGTATTCGGTGGAAAGCGTCTTGTATGTCTTATATCCTGCAAATTTAACTAATGCTTCAACTTTGTCAACATTTACCATGTCACCAGTAGCCAACAGATGTGGTGTTTCCGTGGTGATTACAACCTCTTTACTGCCAGCAGTGACCTGCCTCTTTGTTACCTTAATTCTGGCAGCCTCGCCACTAACAAAAATGTGAGGAACATTTGGCACATTCCACTGAAGAGCCTCTTTGTCTAAGGTTATTTTTTTGGCGTTTACAAAGTCTCTATTTACTCTAAAATGACCATTTAGGTTGTAGCCTTTTTTGTCAGTAAAGGATAACTCGACTGCCACTCCCTCTTCTATGTCAATGGTCTCTTTAGTGTCAGGGTTCAACTCAACAATTAGTTGGGAACTATTTTTTGGGTCCACATAAACTAAAGTATTGCTGCGAGTCAAGTTCCAAGTTTTCCAAATTTTTCTGTGCTGGTAGTAACTTGTAAATTCGTTAGCACTGATGCTTATGCTTTTGCCTACGACATCGTAACTTCTAGACCAAATAGGTCCACCCCAAACGCACTCGCCGTTGCGTAAGACATAGATTGCGTTTTTGCCTGGCATAGTGGCGTTATAGACATCTATACCCTCTGTTTCTTGAGACAGAGCCAAAGTACCTGAAAGAGAGCCAGCATCCTTTAGGGCTCTCTCATAAGATACGCCAGTCAGGGGTAATTCAGCAATTACTTCATTAGTAACAATGTTGGTAACAAAATACCTGTATGTAACTTCGTTCTGCGCCATAACTACCTAACTATGTATCTGTCTTTATGATTATTATACACTAGCCAATCCAGCCCGAGCGGTAGTAGATATTGACATAAGCAGGGCTAATTTCATAGATATAGCCAGCGGTTACTAGCGTGCTATTGATGTTAGCCGCTCCGCTTGTGTTAGTAGGCGTAAAAGTAAATGATTTACTGTCTGGAACGGTGGCTACAGTGGCAGTTGAAGCATTGGCAAAAACATTTGAGCCACCAGCGACTGTATTTAGACCGATAAGTTTTACTTGAGAGCCGACTATAAAGTTGTGGTCATTAGTGGTTGTTAGGGTGGCGGTAGTAGTCGGACTTGTGTGACTGTACTGAGCGTAAGTAATAAAGTTTTTATTGAAGTCCTCAAAAGTAATCTCGTTATCGCCCGGCTGAAGTTGAATCCAATCGACTAAAGTATCTAGTTTTGAGCGATATCCGCCCAACTCACCGTTTAGGGCAACATCTCTTGTATAAGTATCGATGCTTAGAGTGTCGGCATAAACTCTGGCTAACGGCACGGTATCACTGTCGTAAGTGGCCAATGTGGCGTTAGCGACATTTGGATAGTAAGTAGGTCTAATGACTGTAAATGAATTTGGTGTCGATGTCGGAACATAAGACACATTGTAATATCCATTATAAATATTTCCATAATAGACTTGACCACTTGTATATGAGGCAGAGGCCCTATCGCTCAGTTTTGAGATAAATACGGTACCAGTGGTACTTGCTGTATTTGAAGTGACCGCTGAGAATGTTTTATTGAATGTTACTGCCGTGCTATTAGCAGTGACAACCTTGTGAATACCGTTGAAGTCTTCATTTATTCCAGCAACAGTGATGTAGTCATCTGCTTGAGCACTAATGGTTGTGGCATATCTAATCGTGCCTAGAGACAATGTTGACTCGTAGTAAGTAATTGGTTGGATAGTTTGAGATGAAAATAAGTTGTACTCAAAAGATGTAGTAGACGGTACAGCGGTAACTACAAAAGTTCCGTCATAAACGGCACTTGTATTTGATAGGACAACTTGGTCTCCAGTTGTAAAACCGTGAGCCAATGAAGTTTGAACTGTGGCTATGCTATTGCCTCCATCAAAAGCCAAAGAAGCAGTATTGGCATAAACACTGAACTTAGAAGAAGTGATTCCATTTTGACTAGCAGCAACTGGTTGATTTAGACCAGATTTTGTAACTCTAAGTTTGTAATCATCCACCCCTCTGTAGACGGTAGTTATGTAATAATCACCATTTGTGACATTTGCATAATTTGTAAGACCACTAATACCAGTCAAATAGATATTTTGATTTGGTGAAAAGTTGTGCTTTATGTCTGTAATTATGTCTAAAGTATTTGCAGTAGCAGTGACTACGCTGTCAATAGTAAAAATATCTACAACATTCAGGACATCTACTGCCTCTCCCACTTTTAATCCGTGAACCGTGTTAGTTGTAAAAGTCAGATTTCCGTCTGAAACTTGAGCACCAGTAACTGTGTAAGTGCGATATTTGTTTAGTTTGTAGATAACATCAATAAGTTGCTCTGATGTTTTATTGAATAGCGAAACTGGTCCAGTGGTTGGTCCAATAATTTCAAAAATAGCACTAACAGGAGTATTTCCATCATTTCTAATGGTCACTACCTCAGCGTTGGAATTAGCATTTGATAGAGCATACCCATCGTCTCTAGCATCTGTCCATTTGTATTTGATTGGGTCAGCGGATACCAGTCCAATAGAGAAATCTGTTTTTCCTCTAGGGTTTACAGTAGATATTTCTGGAGTGCCACTTATCCTCACTTTTAGTGCTTTAGGAGTGTCTTCATTTAGAATCAACCAAGCATCTTTTTTTACAAGGTTAATTGCCTCTATTAAACGACCTCTAGCAGCCTCAAGTTGAGTATCGGTGTCTTGAAGAATAAAACTTCCAGTAAGAGTTAGTTGCCTAGAGCCATATCTACCAAAAGAGGTGTATGAGCCGTCTCCCCATCCGCGCGGCAAATCCTGCATATCAACTTGAGGTAGATTCCACCAACCCTCAACATTGCTAATCACCCAAACTACGCCGTACTCATCAATACGATTGAATACAAAATCTCCAAGGCGAATGTCCGCCTTTAGTTTCATACCAGTTAGGTGGTCAATGTAGACATTAGTAAGAGATGTATCTACAAGTCTAGTTTTTTGCCCTTGGTCATAGATAAGAGAGGTGGCTTCAGAACCAGTTTGAAATTGAACAGCGTCTACTAAGAAGTTGTAGTCAATACTTGTGGTAGTAGCAGTGCTCCTAAAAACAAGCCCAGCCATATTTGTAGCGGTTGCTGGGACAGTAAAGGTGAAAGTCAGTCTTACCCAGTCATCAAAAGAAGATATTTTTTGAGGAGCGGAGTCAGAATAACTAACTAAAGTGGAAGACGCATAGAAATATGCTCTTAGTTTGAAGTCAGAGGTTGCTTGACCAACTGGGACTTTTACATAAGCAGAAAATGTGTAGATATCCCCAGCAATTACCGATGGCTTATAACTGGAATTTACTAGGATTCCAATATAAGGACTGGAGTCAAGAG